GTAAGCATACAAGGATTTACAGATATAGTTGCAAAATTAAAAAGTTAAAATGGAATTTCAAGACAAAGAAAGATTAGACCGAATGGAACAACACCTTCGCCTTATAAAAGAAGATTTACAATACATTTCTTCCGCACTCATCGGCTCAAAAGTAAATGGTAATAAAGGTGTTATTTCTGATATAGATACTATAAGACACGACATTGAAGCACTTAAAGAAAAGTTAGAAATAATAGAGCTTGATATGGCTAAAAAGTCTGTTTACATCGGTCAATTAAAATTTGTCGCTGGGGTACTTACTGCTGGGTTAATAGGAACAATTGTAAAAATATTATCAAAATGAAGTTAGACAATAAAGGTTATTTAATGATTTGCGAATTTGAAGGGTTTAGTCCTAAACCATACCTATGCCCTGCAAAATTAGCAACAATTGGTTTTGGAAACACATTTTATAAAGATGGTCGCAAAGTTACTATGGTAGACCCTCCAATTACAAGAGCAGAAGCATTTGATATGTTTAAGGATATTGCAGACAAATTTGCTAAGAGAGTAAATACTATTGTAAAAGTTCCATTAACCCAAAATCAGTTTAATAGTGTTGTATCTTTCGCATACAATTGTGGAGTTGCCAATCTGATGAATAGTACGCTTTTGAAGAAAATAAATGCAAATCACAATGACCCTGAAATAAGAACGCAATTCTTGAGATGGGATAAAGTAGGTACTAAAAAATTAGCAGGTTTAACTAAAAGGAGAATATATGAAGCAGACAATTATTTTACGATATAAAAGTTCTATTGTATTTTGGTTAGCGGTTATAGTGGCATCTACTGTAATTACAATGTTATCATCTTGTGGCACAAGAAAGGTAGTGATAGATGAGGTTAAGAAGGATAGTTTGTCACAAATATCAACTAAAATTGTTACAAAAGAAGATATAAAAATTGAAAACAATATTGTGATTGATGAGTTTACGATAACTCCACTTGATACTTGTAAAGATATTGTGGTTAATGGAATAACGTATAAAAACGCTGTTTTAAGTTACAAAAAGACAAAGGACAATACAATACAGAATATAAAAGTATCTGAAGAAAAGTTAGAAACACAAGACACAAAAGTAACACAAAATAGAAAAGTTAAAGATATAGAGAGAAAATCAAATCCAATGCTTAATTTGTTATGGTTATTAATTCCTCTCTCTGCTTATGTAATTTATAAATTTAAACTGATATGAAAAAGAACTCAAACAGAAGATATAGAATGGATAAATCAACTGCTAAAAAGATAGGTGCAAAGCTAAATAAGAGTGGTAGATATATGATTTCCAAAGAACAAGAAAAGAAATTAAGCATTATTAGAAAATAAATTCATATATTTGGGAGAGATTTCTCTTATAAAACAAAAAATATGAAAAAAAATGCTGAAAGGAGATATAGATTTAATCACTATATTGCCAACAAAATTGGAGTTACTATTAATAAGCAAGGTCGTTATCGACTAACTCCTGAACAAGAAAATAAGTATTTCGACATTGTTCAAAATCAAGAGCATATCAAAAGGCTTTTCTTTGACATCGAAACTTCGCCAAATCTTGTCTATGCTTGGAGAATTGGATATAATCTAACTATTCACCCCGACAGCATTGTCGATGAGCGTAAAATTATATGTATCTCTTACAAGTGGGAACACGAAGATAAAATCCATAGGCTGACTTGGGATAAAGATATGTGTGATAAGCAAATGCTTATTGATTTTATATCGGTGGCTAACAAGGCTGATGAAATGATTGCTCATAATGGAGATAGGTTTGACATCAAATGGATAAGAACACGTTGCATATTCCATAGGGTTTCAATGTTTCCCTCGTACAAGACATTAGATACGCTTAAAAAGGCTAAAAGTGGATTCAATTTTAATTCCAATAAGCTGGATTACATTGCACAATTTTTAGGAGTTGGAGCAAAAGTAAAGCATAGTGGATTTGATATGTGGAAAGAAGTAATGAAAGGTAATCCTGATGCTCTTGAGGAAATGGGTAATTACTGCGATGGAGATATAGTTGTGTTAGAAGATGTATTCTTAACGATGCAAAATTATATTAAACCAAATACTCACGCTGGAGTTATAAATGGAAACCTAAAATACAGTTGTCCTTCTTGCTCAAGCGAAAATGTAGTCCTACTTAAAAATGTTGTAACTCCACTTGGAACTATCAAAAGACTAATGGAATGTCAAGATTGTGGTCAAGTTTACGAAGTAAGCAATTCAGCGTATAGATTGCATTTAGAAATGAAGGATAAGTTTAAGTAATCGGTAAATAAAGGCGATAATCACCGTAACCCCTAATAAATAAATCTATTAGGGGTTTTTTGTCTGATAAAGTTATCTACTTTATCAATAATTTTTAACTTTAGTACCCTCTTTCTTATCAGTCAATACCTCATTGACACCGTGCTTTATTAGAGTCCCTGATAAGAGTAGGGTCACGTAGTTACTGGATGAACCCAAATAACTTACTTGCTGAAAACTCATTACGTGAATGATAGCATCGAGCATTCTATCAATTTCGACTGTTTACTTTTTCAAGGTAATTCACGTTCTACCATTACTGATAGTATCTTTATGTAAATTATAAATTTTTCACCGTATTCGAATTAGGTTATCTAATAATAACTTACAAAGGTATTCAATGTTTAACCTATTTTTAAAGCTATAACCTTAAAATTTATTTTCTTTTTAAAGCTATAGCCTTAAATTTAACTACTTTTCACCTTTTGTAACTGTTTTTCACGTTCTTTACATTTTTCTAACAGTTCTTTTGCTTTTTGTTTTTGCTCTGCGGCATACTCCCATATAGAGAGTCTTTTTTCTACTGTGTGTTTGCTATATGCCATTCTTTTCTAATTTTTTTAATGAAATCTTTTACTGCTACTTCCATATCCAAAGGTACACGTACTTGTATCACTTTAAATGGATAATCTAATCGTTTTCTTCCAGCCCCTTCTCGAACTCCTCCTTGTTTACTGCTCATTATCGTTTTGTATTAAATTGTAAATATACTCCAATGTTTCAATCTCTCTCAATTGGGAATCAACTAATTTAATAGCATCTTCAACTCCAATCTTCCAAAATGGCTCATTGTCTAACTCTCTTTTTGCTACTTCAATCATAGCACTTACTTTAATCATTGCGTTTTCTTTCATTTTATTAATAATTTAATTTTAATATTTCATTAATTTCTTCTGATATTTCAAATTCATAGTGCAATGTTTCTTGTGTAGAACAAGATAAGTAATACAAAGTACAATTTTCCCTTATTAATATTCCGCTAACAATTCTTATACTTTGCTCTGTATCTGTCTTTAAGAAACAAATATCCCCTATTTTATATTTCATAATCTTCTTTATATTTAGTCCAAATTTCTACATCAAATCCGTTTTCACGGAGGGTTTTTATTACGTGGTCTTGGATTGGAGATAGCACTCCTTTAGGCTGTTTTACCTCCACGAACATAGCTTTACCATTCTTTAATGCAAGTATGTCAGGAATACCTGTAAGCGATGTCTTTATGAGCTTTATTACTATCCATCCATCCTCTTGCAACTTTTTCTTAATCTGTGTCTGACGAGCTGACTCTAACATATCTTTTTATATTGTTATCATAATCACATTCAAACTCCAACAATCCGCTTCCATCTAAATAAATAAATGTGTATATCCAATGCCTTCTACCATATAAGTATGACATATCCTCATTCAATCTAATGCCACTATATCTAATTTCTTTTCCTAATGGAGTTAGTTGAATACGTTGGTCTAACCAAAACTCAACACCTTTGAAATTTATACATTCAGGAGGTAGTGGAATATACTCTGTTTGCTTTTTCATTTGACAAATATAATACTTTAATTTGAATTACAAAATGTTTTCACGTTTAAATTAAATTTTTTTTATTCATCACAGATTTATAGATGTTTCTATTAACAATAAATAAAGTTAGTATTGTTTTTGTTCCTTTCAGATAATTTAAAGCATAATGATACATAGTTCATATTATAAATAAAAGATACCTCTTTTGCTGATTGATAAAAAATTCCATTTTCAATATTTAAAACAATTTTACCTTTTTTTGATTTAGGTTTTGTTCTGTTTTTTTGAATTTTAACTTTTGTTTCAATACTTTGTTTTTTACCATACATAGGATTATTTTCTCCTTTACGAGATAAAGACATTTTTATTTTTGTTTCTTCAGAATGTTTTTTACCAAAATTATGATTTAAAATACCTTTTTGCCTTTCAGATAAAAATAATTTAGTTTCATCACTATGTTTCATACCTTTAAAAGACATCATAGAAGTTCTTTTTTTTACAGCGATAGATATATTCTTTCTATGTAAATCACTAAATTTTTTATTTTTAGCAGAATTTGACATTTTTAATTTTGTTTCTTTACTAAAAAAACCTTATTTATCATTGCTTTTAGTTAGCCTACAATTCAAACCTTTTTTAAGTACGTCATAAAAGTCCTGCCAATATCTTTCACGTTCATTTAATAAATCAATATCACATTCCTCTATAACTTCAAATAAATGGTTTTCAACTCCATATTTTAAAAATGAATTATAAAGTTTTTTTTGTTCTGAAACATTTTGTTTCTTTTCATATTGATTAAATCTTTTTTTAATATTAATGCTTTGCCCTACATAAACCTTATTACTTGGACTCGTAATCTTGTAAATCCCTATCATAATAAACAAAAACCTGCACATCAAAAGGTCGTAGTCTTTATCAATGCAGGAATTTAATAAAATTTTTAGTTGTAGCTACGACTCTACTGGTGCAAATATAATAAATTATTTATTTCAAACCTAATAGTCTTTCTTAAAATTTGATAATGTATAGTTTTTTTTGTTCATTACCGACTTGTAAATATTTTTTTCTATTGAGTTATTTACTTTAGAAAATATCCAGTAAACATCATTAGTATTTCTGTCCATTGTAGTGAGCCTATCTCTTGATTGCCAATAAGATGTAGCACTAAAATCAATATTATAATACACAAGATACTTTGCATTTTTTAAACTTATACCTTCACGACCACTTACAATTTGTAAAGCTATAACTTTATTTGTTGTATTAAATTCATCTAAATCTTCTGTCAAGTTTTCTGCTCCATATACTTGACGCAAAGCATTTAATTCCTCTTTAAACTTGTAGAATATCGCAATCTTTTCGTTTTCAAACTTCCATTTAATAAATTTTGCTTTACTATAATCGATAACCATCGATGTGCCATCTTCAAACTTAATAGTTCCTGATGACAGTTGATGTATCTTACTCATAATTTTCGCACCAGTATCTCCTAATATCAATCCGCTTTTACCTTGCACTATCTTATCACGTTTTAATCGCTTAATAATTTCATAAGTAATATCCTCCATCGGACACTCTAATATATGTTCGTTTACTTCTGAAGTAAAACCAGCTTGTGCTTGGGTAAAAGTTATAATATACGGTTGTATTTGCGGTAAAATTTTACTTTGAATACCATATTTATACACCTTTACTTTTGCATAACCTAAATTCTGCTCGGTAACATTCACATAATCATTCGCCCATTTGTAGAAGTTAGTATATTGTTTAAATGGAGATTTGTCGGTTACTTGCAATTGATGATACCATTGACTAAATGATTCAGGAGTTGGCGTTCCTGATAAAAATATAATTGGTTTTTTACTAAACCTTTTACGGATGTCTTTTTGGTATTTACTTGCTTTTGGGAATGCAGCCAATCCGTGAGCTTCATCAATAATAACCACATCAAAATCATTCTCCTCGACTGTATGCAATGATTCCTTGTTGATGATAGTTAGGTTATATAGATACCCAATGTTATCATAATCACTTTTGATTGATGAAAATGCTTTGATTTTGGTTATGAATAGTACACGCTCAGCACCGAAGTTGTAAGCAGTTTCTAAAGCAGTAATTGTTTTGCCACAGCGGACTTGCATCGATAAATATACAAAACCTTTTTCCTTTAGAATAATAAGAGCCTTGTCTGCTATTTCTTTTTGATAATCTCTAATTTTAAACATAGTATTTATTTTTTAATATATTATAAATAGTAGATACATCAACATTATATTTAATTGACATTTCTTTTATATTTCCTTTTCTTCCTAATATTGCATTTAATCTGATAATTTTAACTTGAGTATTATTTAGTTTTCTAATTGGATTTACTTTACCTAAAACATCGTATGAATGTATTTCATTTTCTGAATGGGTACACCATTCTAAATTAGATACATTATTATTTAACCCATTTCCATCAATATGATTTACACAAGGTTTTTGTTTAGGATTCTCTATAAAATAAATAGCTACTAATCTATGAACTTGAAATCTTTCTTGAATATTATCTTTACTCAAGGTTACTCTTTCATACATTTTTCTATTAATCTCTTTTTTTAATAATCTAATTTTTGAGTAATTGTTACTCCTTACGTTTCCGTAATTAGATACCTCGTAATTTTCAAAATTATAAATTGTTCTCCATTCTTCCATATAAGCAAAAACCTGCACATCAAAAGGTCGTAGTCTTTATCAATGCAGGAATTTAAAAAAGTTTTTGTTTGTAGCTACGACTCTACTGATGCAAATATACAAAAAAATAATTAAACTTCCATCGATAGGTAAACAAATCCACATTCCGATAGGATTTTAGTAGCTTTTTTAGCTATTTCGTCTTGATAAGGTCTTAATTCCATATTATAATGTGGATTTTATAGTTTTAATTCTATTCTCATTTTTTATATAAAACTTATATACCATTAAAAATCTATGGTCAGATAAATGTCTATACTCATTATTATATCTATATCGTTCAAAAAAGTATGCAAAATCAATTATTTCTTTATCGGTCATTACTCTATTAATTTATCAATGTTGATATTGTGTTCCTCAAGTATATCCGATATTCCTTTTGCCATTGCGTCTATTCCATCAAATACATCGTTATTAGTATTATCTATACTCTCAAATCTTCTCTCCATAGCTTTACGTAATTGCAATATATCAAACAAAGCACAAGCCATATCTAATGCCTGATTTGCTCTATTAAACTCCATTTGTTCTTCGGGTAAAATAAATGTTAATCTTGCTTCCATAATTTTTAAATTGTTTCAAACATTACCATATTATTACAATTAGAACATTCTAATCTATCTAACTCAATAGGATAAACCGCAACCCATTTATGTCCACATAAATCACATTCAACATTGTTACTAGTCCAGCCTAGTTTATTATCCTCTAAGTGTTGTTCATACTCAGGAATATAACTAACTAAATCTTCAAGGTCTATCTTAGTAATTCCTTTTGTTGATTTTAACCATTCACATAATTTTTCTATATTATCCATATCTTATTTATCTTAAAAATATTTTAAGTGTTTTTCCTCTATCTTGAAATTGTATCTCAACTTCTTTAGCATCGTAATTTGTATATGCTCTACCGTTGTACGGTTCTGAATGCTGTATCACCTCAACTCTTGTTACTTCTGATGTATTGTTAAATTGTTGTTGCCATTTAGCACCTTCAATGAATCCATCTCTTTGTTTAGCCCATAAAAATTGGTCAGAACCGTATCTTATTTCAGCAGCTTCTTCAAGTGTTTCTTTCATAATTTTTCTATTTCTGATTTTACATCGTACCAATATTGTTGTATATCTGATATTAATGGTAAGTTATCTCTAATTTCGTCAACCATTAATAATGCAAATTGTTTTGAAAATTCATTCATAGAAACTCCCCTTGTGAAGTCCTTAGCCAAGTCGTTGCAAGAGTTTACAAGCTCTATTGCTTTTTCTTTTGGTGTCATAATGTTTTTTTATATGCTTTTAATAATTGTTCACGTTTATAATCATTAGATAGCCATTCAATAAGATAAGCATTTTCGTAAAACCATTTCATAAAACCAATAGCAAAATCTTCTGCTACTTGTTCACATTCTTCTGCTTCAATATCATTTAAGTATATTATCCCAGATAATCCTTCTTCTATATTAACTTCTATCTTATCAAACTTTTCTTTTAATGTCATAATGTTTTTTTATAAATTTCTAATAGTTCTTTTGTTGTAAGTTTTTTATTATTATCCCAATCTGTTGATTCAGACCAAAAAGACAATCTACCCATTCTAAAGTAATTGTTATCACACCACTCTGCAAACCCAATAGCAAAATCTTCTGCTACTTCATAACATTCATTAGCAAATCTAATTGCTTCTCCTTGTGTGTTTATTGACATTTTTGTCGTTAATTTCTCTATCATAATTAAAATGCTAAATCGTCATCGTTATCTTCTTCTACTTCTCCAATCATAAACCATTTCATTCCATTGCTATTGCCATCTGTATATTTCAAATCTTTAAACTGGCAATATTTCTGTATGAAAATCTGGAATCGTTTGTGGGTCAATTTGAATTGTGCAAAATCGGGATAATCTCGTTTGAAGTTATCTAAATATATTTGCTTATCTAATCGTATTCCCATCGGTAGGTTTTCGCTATCCATTGTCCATTCGTTAAACTCAGGAGATGTACTGGCTATAAATCTACGCAATTGTGTATTCTTACTATTTTGTGCAATAAGACCAAAGGTAAAGTAATCTTGCAAACATTCAACCATATAGTTATCAAATCTATGGAAATCTTCCAATTCCCAATCATCAAATAATTGTCTTCCGAAATCCTGTTCAGGAGTTAAGTTTTTACCATAGAATTGAGCAATCTCTAATTCGTGTCTTCTACGGTCTTGCGAGTGTCCATCTCCTTTGATTGCGTAGTTAGTTGATATAATTACCTTTGGACTTTCGTGAACATTTAATTTGATTGCATCCTTATTTTTCTTCTCTAATGTAATTCCTTCAGTAATCAAACTAAAATTGTTCTCAAAATCAAATCCTTTCTTAACATCATCAAACACAAGTACTTTGGTTTCTAACGATATGGTCTGATATGCAAATGATTTCTTATTGTCGTATTGCTTCCCATCGATAATATCGGTTCTTCTAATTTGACCGATGCCCTGTACAAACAATCCTTTTCCAGTTCCGCCTTCAGGAGATTCTGATATAATTTCATCATTAAGGATTACAGCCTTGTTTTGAGAACGATTTTTATAATTTAATAGTAAGTAACCTATCGTGCATTTCATTGCAGTAGAATCCTCGTGGGATATGTTCTCTATAAATTTCTGATAGTCATTGTCAGTTGTATTTGTTTTTACCCAATTACGTTCTAATATTTGACTTTCCCATATATACTCATCCATCTCAAAATATTCCTTCAATTCTGTTCCTGTTTGTGTTACTTTTAAAACACCATTTGAGAATGGAATATAACTATAATCTTTGGAATCCTTCAGCATCATTAAATCGATAGTCTCAAGCATTATCAAATATTGCTCTGTAAACAAGTTATGATAAGTTGAGCAGTAATTAAATACATCGATATGCTTTCCTTGAAGTAGGTAGGTAAGAACAAAGTCCTTAATCCTTGATATAGACGATTCTTTTACTTTATTTTCCTTAATGAATACAAACATAGGTTTATCGCTACCATTTGGGTAGTGTTTAGCAAATCCTTTTTCCTCCAAAAACATTTTATATTTAAGGGAATCAATCTTTACATTGTCCTTCTTGTCAAAGAACCAAAAATTATCGTGTTCACTAACTTCTTTCAAGTCATCAAAAGTACTCTCATCGATATTGTGGATTTTCATTACTTCTGCTTTGCCACGATGTAAGTCCAGTTTAATTCTGTCTATTTTCTGATAATCCTCGAAGTATTTAGAATCGAATTGCCTTTTACGGTATGCAGACTTTATCGTGTTCTTTGCTTCTTGCTCTGTAAAATCTCCAATGATTACGTTATTGATAATATATCCTTCAGCACTATATTGACTGATTCCGTACTCACAAAATGCTCCAGCTATATCGAATACAAATGCGTTACGCTCTCCATCATTAAATCCTTTACCCCAATTAAATCGCATTATTTTATCAATGATTTTATCTTCATCTCCAATTGGAATTAACGGCACACGTTCGGCAATTGTAAATCCTTCATCAATTAATTTTGCATCAAACATTTCAGCATCATAATTAACATAGATATTCGGGTCGTAGGATTCAAAACAAACTCTGTCCACATTGGAATTAGCAATGTCAAAATAATCAAAATCAAATTTCTTCTGAAATGCCTTGAAATATTTAGGATGCGTTTCTTTGGTGGATAGAGGTATTTTTACAACTCCTTTTATACCGTTCCCTGAAGGAGAAATAAACAAAAGAACGAAGTGTGGATTTTGCTTCAATAACTCAAAATGTTCGTTAATATGTACAATATCGGGGTATTTGTCGTAATCTACAACCATTAGTCCCGAATGACTAACTAATCCATTTGAATTTCTTTCGGTAAATTCTCCAGCGAATAAGATACAAGGAAGTTGTTTTTTCAAATCCTCTCCTTTTCTAATACGCTCAATTAAATCTTTGCTCTTGCCATCTCTAATTCTCGCAACAACTTTTTCGATTGGCACGATAAAAGGAACTTCTTTTGATTTTAATAAATCTCTAAAAACTGATACTTTCATATTATTACAATTGTTTTCCCCATTGTTCTGCCATTGCATTGGCAATACCTTGAAAAGTTTTACTTCTTAATGTTCTTCTTTGCTCTGGAGTTTTAGCCTTTTGCAACGCCTCGTAATACCACATTGGCATTCTTTTATTCTCTCCTTTTTTACTTATAAACTCAAAGAACTCTCCTTTTTCAACTATGTCGGTGGGTTCTAAGTTAGGTAAATTTTTTAACCATAAACAAGTACTTTTTTGAGCCTTATCTCCAAACCAATATGGTTGTATTATTTGATTTGGTTTTTTATGTAATCTACTCATAATACCAATTGGATTTTCAACCGCAATTCTTTCTACATCTGCATTAACTACATCCATAAAAAACTGTATGCTTTTTGCTTGACTTCCATCTGCGATCTTTCTTTCAAAATGTCTTGCTCCACTAACTGCTAAATCAGTACAAGGTGGAAATGCAATCATTAAGTCAAATTTAGGCTCTCTTTTAATAACCTCAAACATATCTTCTTTATAATGCCATTCGGGATGACCTCCACTACAAGGTAATAAATCGCAACTAAATGCTTCAAAACCTAATTTTCTAAATGCTTTTGTTACCGCCTGGCTTTCTTCACAAGCTACTAATATTCTTTTCATATAATTATAATTTAAAAAGCCTTAACTCATTGGCATCCACTCCAAATCATTAAGGCTCTTACGGTTTTTACACCTAATTTCTTAAAGTATGTGGATGTTATACTTGTATGTAAGTCGTACGACTTATAATCTAATGTTAGATAAACCCCATTTTTTAGGGTCTTTCTTACCACTAAAGGTAATGTACAAGACTGAAGTCTTATAGGTTAAAAAACCCTCTCCGAAAAGAGGGTAATTAAAAAAGACTAAATAGCTGTTCTTATGGGAAGCACAAATAGTTCTTAGAATGGCATATCTTGTTCAATTTCTGCCTCAACATCAATATCCTCAACATCAACTTTAGCAAGATATGTTTTAAGGTATGCTTCTAACTCATCAAACTTTGCATCAGCATCTCTTGCATCTAAATCCTCGATGTCAGCACCGATTGTGAAATTTGGAATAGAGAATACAACTTTACCTTTTTTGTTCTCAGTAGCACTTGCTACATTAATCCAAGTACGAGTAATGCTTTGTCTGTTCGCTTTCACAAACTCTCCCCATTGTTGGGTAGCAGAACCCTTCAGCTGGATGTTAGCTAACGCTCCATCTTCTAACATAATGTAGATAGACTTTGAGTAGTGTCCACCTGCATTTTTTACACGCTCTTTAATCTCATTGTACAATCCTTTGGCAATCTCTCCGCCTTTAAATGCCTTAACGGTCATTGGCTCTTTAGATAGGTACTTAACCTCATTTGCGAAGATACCCGAAGAACTGGCATCATTCCAACCTTTAACGGTTGATAGTTCGTCAAGGAAAACAAACTTAAATGGAAGCGATACTTCAACATTTTTTGACAATGCTTTGTCATAATAAGAAAATCCTTTTTGGTCAGATTTCCACTCTAAAAATTTGGTAGCTGGATTTTTACTACCCCCTGAAAAAACTTGTGTTCTATTGCTCATCGCATATAAATATTAATTAGGAGAAATTATGTTGCTCTCCCATAACAACTTTGACAAAGATAATACTTTTATTCAGTTATCCAAATAAAATTGAAAGAAAATATAAAAAAAAGTATTTGTATTATGTGTTCGGTATCTTCTTCTTCGATTTTCTCGTTATTATATAACGCTCCGAGCATTATACCCTTGATTGGAACTATTGTTATTTCTCCTTGATAATGGTAAATTACTTCCATTAATACCCAAACTATTCCTACTAATAAACATATTGACTGTATCATTTCGCTAATCTTATTAAGTTAATTTTTCTGTACACTTCATTTACTCGTTCAGAATTAAGACCTCTTTTGTAGTTGAAGTTCACAACTCTTAATATTCTCTGCCAATCGCTATACTTTTTCTTCATAGATATATATATATTTAATTATTTCTTTTAATCCGTTACAATGGTCGTAAATTTGATTCAGACCTACACCGTTATCTTTAGCGGCAAGTTTTACAGAATCATATATCTTTCCATCACTTAATCTTTTTATTCTCCTATCGATTGAAAATTCACTTATCGATTTTTTTTTTTCGATTGGAAGTCCACGCCTGATACATTCCAAAACTATAAAGTCATAATCATTCCATTTAGGTCTTGGCTTATCCCAAAGGCGATGCTCTTTTACTCCAGCATTCATAAGAATTTTACTTATCTCGTGGTTTCTCATAATGATTTTATATATTGTCCATTAGCACTCATAAGCAAGACTATCTCAAATTTCCTATCGTATTCAGTTACAACATAATTAAGAATTGAATTTACATCGTTGTACATCTGAACGTACATCATTAGTTCGTTTCTACTCAATTCAGGCTTATGTTTGTAGCCATCAAACTTTTCTTTATAGTATATATAAATTAATTCGGTGGGGTTGGTCTGTTTCAATCTGATATAATCTTGCCTTGTCATTCTACAAATATAGTTAAAATTTCATTGTTATCTTACCTGTTGAGCAACTTAATTTGTGAATACCAGCGTATTGACCGCAATAAGGACATTTTATTTCCCAGTACTCATCGCAAGTTCCATCTTTTTTTATCGGTGCATCTACGAAGTAAGATTGTCTGTACTTATCTGCCATTGCGGTAAATCGATAACAAAATTCTCGTTTGTCGCAACCTTGTCCTGAGCATTTACAAATGTCTGCCATTATCCAAAATATTTAAAGTGATTTAAACAAGCAAAAAGTGTATCTAATTCATCAACGTGAATGTCAATTCTCTTACTCTCCCATTTTCCTTTACTGACTTCGCTTTCAAAACTTATATCGTACCCTTCTCCATTTACCCATTCAGTTAATTTACAATATGACTTTCTCATTCCATCAATTTCGTACTCAACTGTTTTTCCTTCTCCAAACTTTTTTGGTTTGTAGTATTCTTCCTTTATAGCTTCTTCTTCAGTCTTAACTAAATGCTTTTTAATTTTACTCTTTTTCATAATAATTTTTTAAACTTAATAAAATCCTTGTTGTTTGCCCACCATCTTTGATTTATAATCTTGATGCGTTCTTTATTTTTTGCTCTGTACTCACGCATATAAGCAGCGTGTTCTTCAGGTGTTTTCTTCGGCACATATATTCCCATTACAATAATTTCTTTTCAGCTATTTCGTATTTCGCTGGTTGCATTGCTAATTTAAGAAGTACAAACAATCTTTCCGCTTCAGCGTAATCTAATCTTTCTTCATTATAAAGTGACAATAACAAACCATTACCATCATCTTGAATTGTAGAAGCAACTACGCCTTTGTATAAGTTTGTCCATTGCTCTCCATTGCTATAATATAAAGTATGAAGATTGTCATCAATTAGTTCATAATCATACTCGTGTATGTCATCTATAAAAATTTGTTGTTTCATTTTATTTCGCATTTACCAAGATTTGTAATAATTTTTAAAAGTATAGATAATTCTTTTGATTGCTCATAACTCAATATGTTCATAATATTAAATTGTATTCTTTTTCTATCTTCAAAAACTTTAAGAGCAATATCTCCATTTTTGTAATATAAGGTATGAAGATTATCTTCAGCTAATTCGTAGTCATACTCGTGTATGTCATCTATAAAAATTTGTTGTTTCATTCTTTGTTCATTTTACTTGGTACGGTTATACATAAATCATTTTTTAAATACTCACTTAAAATTCTATCAATCCTATGTTGAGGGATGAAGAATACTTTTTCTATATCCATAGCTCTGTTGTCACGGTGGGTAAGGAAGTATTCTACAATCGCAAATCTCTCGTTAGGAGTGATAAAATTGCGTGGGTTTTTCATCGTGTGTAGCAAATCAATATTAGACCTTAAGTAATACAATTTGTGATTTAGGTTTAATGGTTGGATGTCCAGTTTAGCAAATCTCTCAACTACTGTATTCTTACTTATCCTCAATTTATCTGCTATATCTATTGCGGTTACATAGTTAGCCATATTTTTCTATTTCAAGTTTTACATCTAACCAATAATTTTTTTGCGTAATAAAATAAGGGTCTTTAACAGGAATTTCCCACCAAATCATAACACTATTTAATATTTCATCAACTGCTATTAGTGCAGATTGTTTAGCTTGGTAATCAGTAACTCCATACATTTTATCAACTAAATCTATTGCTTTTTCTTTTGGTGTCATTACTTCTGCAATTTACTATTTATCTTTTCAATATATGCTTCCTTTATAGCAATGGCTTCTTCCAATCTCTCTTTAATAAGAGCAATCATTTCCTCATCTCTTTTTACTTCAATTGTGTGGTGAAATTCCTCGCCATCAATGATGCAATAGTTAAAGAAATATGCCTTATCAGAGTTGCTACATAACATTTGCATCTGCATTTGAGCATAATATTCCTTATCGATATTCTCATCAGCTACAATCTTAAAGAACTTTGTTGCTCTTGGACACTTGATTTCGAGTATCGCATCAGAACCTACAACTCCATCTGGAGATGCTCCAGCGTGTTTTCCATAAGGGAACATAAACGATTCAGTTGCTTCAGGATGAAACTCTTGGAATTTCTTGAAAGCGTGCGGTTCTAATTCTACGCCCCTTGCCATATCTGCACCACGATAAGAATCTTCAACCTGACCATACAATTCCTCAATCGCTTTTTCAATAGCGTAAGTCTTTCCAGTTTCTCCCAATCCACGAACTCCTAAAAGTTTATGTATTTCCGATGCAGTAAATTTACCGTATCTTTCTTTAAACCAATTTTCTGACCTTTGTTGGCTTTGATAGGTTGCTTCGTAGGGTAAGTTGTTAATTGTTTCTAATTGTTCGATTGCTTGATGTCTATTGCTCATTTTTAATTGTTTTTGGTTTCCACATTCCTACTCTATCACTCAAAGATTTATTATGACTTGGTTCTTCTAGCCATCTAAAGTGGCTTATCTCGTTCAATGCAGTCCAATTATAAACTTCTATAAAGCATCCAATTCCAACTGTTTCGTTAATTTTATATCCTTCTTTCATTAGTAGTAAAATTCGTTTATTAAATAATCTATGTTTTCTTTACAATCATCAACTGTTGAACAATGTCTTATTGGACAATCACAATCATTATCGTTGTAATACTCGTAACTTAAATATGAATTGTTGTCGTAGTTGTATTCGTTTTTTTGTATAACCCAGCCTTTATATTTCATTTCTTAATTCTTTCGTAAGCGTTACACATTCTTTCGTTGTCGTGGTAATATATGGATTGTACTGTTTTTCTCATCCATTTATCGAATCTTTTTATCTCTTTCATTACAAGTATTGTGCTAAAATTATTTGTTTATCTAACTGTTCTTCTGATGATAACGAACCAAAGGTAATGAAATTTGCTTCAATTTTAGCTAATTCTTTTAAATGATTTTTAGCTATATCCAATTGTCTTTGTTGGCTATTCATTATTAATTCTAATGATTCTATCTGTTGTAGGATTACTTCTTCCATTATAATATTGTTATATTTTCTATTAATTTACTTTTTAATCTAATCAATTCAACCTCTAATTCAGAACTAATACTTCCAAATGTAGTCAATTCTTGTTCAATAATGTTAATACGATTGTTAATCCTTTCAATTGTACCGCAGATACCGTTTATATCTTCAATAAGATTGTCCAGTTCTTCATCGTTGTAGTTTCTACCTACATAATCTAATAATCTTTCTAATGCTGTTTCCATTATAAGTTGTTTATTTTATCTGTTAGTAATTTTTTTAATTTAATAAGTTTAAATTCTGATTCAATAGAAAATTCATCATCAAGAATTTGTGCTTTTTCTATTTTATTAATTTCATTATTAATTTTTTTAATTTCCTTTATTGAATAATCTAATTCAAATTTAAATTCATTTAACCATTCAATGTAAGATTCTTTAAAGCATTCTTCAATATTAGGATAATTACCTCTAAAGTATTCTCCATTATATCCTTCCCCTGTAACTTTAATAGCAGAAAAATAAGCATTTCTTAATTCTTTCTCTTGTCTTTTAGTTAATTCTTGCATAAGCATATATTTAAAGTCTGCCACAAATTTGCTTCCTTGACTTCGAGTACAAATCTATATAAGATAATTAAATCCACAAAATAATTTAGAAAACTTTAACATATTTATCGCACCATTCGCTTCGCAAACGCTGTTTTGTAGGAAAAAAGTATTGATAAGTGCCATATTTCAATTTTTAATAAAAAAAAGTGCGTTTTTATCCCCCCCCCCTAAAACGAAATGCCAAAATAGGGTGGGGGGTCTATTTTCCGTAATTTTTATATATTTATTTATTTTATTATTTATTTATATATATAATAGTATTGTATTAATTAATTTATTATCTTTGTAGCAATATGATTGTATACTTCTATTTAAAAACAAAACCATTTAAACAAGAAAATAACTTAGTTTATATAGATGGTTATGTATTACACTATGATAACTACATAGAATGCGAAACTGATGCTGTAATTACAGTGGACACTGACTTCTATTTGGATATATTATTATTAAAGTCTAAGCATAAGAAATATACATTTCTTAGTATGTCCAAAGAGATGTTTGTTACTTCAAATCCAGTTAATATAACTGAAGGAAAAATAAGTGGTCAAGATAAAAATGGAGATTATAAAGTATTAGAAGAAATATGAGTATAAGTCACACAGGAATGGTTTACTTTGGAACTGAAGCAAAACCGTACAAGGAAACAGAAGTAATCCAAGATTCAATCGTAGAAAGCGTTATTAAGCAATTTAAAGACCGTTCTAACGTAGGAATTACTAAATATGGTACAACTATGGATAGAAAGGATTTAAGTACCTTAGAATGGCTAAATCACGCTCAACAAGAAGCTATGGACTTCTGCCTTTATTTAGAAAAGTTAAAATCTGAGTTTAATAGTAGGGTTATCTAAAGAACTTTAATAAGTTAATGTCCACTTCAGATTTGGTATCGTATTTCAATTGAGCCAACCCTCTTTCAACTATATTCATAACCTCATCAGTTGTATTGGTTTTCCAACCTATTCTCTTTAGTAGAACTGTCCGCTTCTTATATGTAAAATAATCAATTGCTGTTGAGTGCATAAGTTGCCTTGTGATGTTTACAAAGTCAATATCAATTTCCTTACTGTCCAGTATGATTTGATTATTTTTAGCTATTTCTATAAGTTTTTCTTCTGTCATAGTGCAAATATACTAAATTTAAAACAAATTATCCGCAACAAATTAATGCTACGGATAAAAGTTTATCGTTCTCTCACGATTGCCAAGAATATGTATATTTGTAAGAGTTATGAATACATCCCCTATTGATTAATTCTCTTACTTTGACTCAAGCATATACACGACCTACATTGTATCTTTTACAAGGATTTGGCTCAATTAATCAGGGGTTATATGTGTCCATTTACTTGGTCGGGTTAATAGTGGGATTAATGATTTCCCCAAGTGTCCACTCGTAAGAAGTGTCCAGATGGTTTATAATCCAAGTCCGAGCTTCGTATATGTTTTTAGCTTTGAATTGATATTGCTCTTTTGATGAATATGCGAAATATGTTTTCATAGTTATATTAGTATTTTAAATCATATTGCAAATCGTTTTCAAGCTCAAGATTGTCTATTTCCCAATTATTCCTTAAAGATTGGTAACACTCAAATGGAGTCATTTTATCGTTTGCCATAACAGTTCCAACAATATCTTCGTTAATGTATACATCTTTAAAATAAATACAATTTTCATTTTGTTTGATTGATATTTTCATAATTTAAGTTTTAAATTTCTTCTGCAAATATATGTCGACTATTTGAATTACAAACTATCATTAACAAATATTTAACTTAATTCCTTTTACTCGGTGGGTTTAGTTCCTTTTACTCGGTGGGTTTAGTTCCGTTTGGTCGGTGGGTCTAGTTCCGTTTGGTCGGTGGGTGTTTCGCTTCTGGTTCCGTCCGCTTCTGGTTCCGTCCGCTTCTGGTTCCGTCCGCTTCTGGTTCCGTCCGCTTCTGGTTCCGTCCGCTTCTGGTTCCGTCCGCTTCTGGTTCCGTCCGCTTCTGGTTCTGTCCGCTTCTGGTTCCGTCCGCTTCTGGTGCTGTCTTATTTTTGATGCTATAAATTTGTTAATTTGTTGAATATATTGTAATAAAGTTGTTAATTTATTGAATTATAAATTAATTTGTGTTAAAGTTTAAAAAAGTAGTTTATTAATCAAAATAACCTTTGTACTTTTGAATTCAAGTTAAAGAAACCATATAGGCGGACAAACTTAATAACCTTATATAATATGAAAGCACAAACTTTTAAAACAGCACTTTTTTTTACAATTATTTTAGTAACTATTTTTACAATTCATTTGTTAACCCCTTTACAATATAAATAAAATGAAAAATATTAAATACTTAGGATGTTATTTGAATCCGACTCGAAGCCAAAAATTAAGCGGTGCCGAAGTTTCTTTTCACTATGAATGCGAAAAATACGGGTTAATAACTATACTAGCATCCCAAAACGGCGAAATGTGGCAACAATGGGGAGCTACTAACGAAATTTTATATTTGAATGTTGAAAGAGTTGAAAACTGGTTTAATTACATAAATAATAAATAGAATGAAAAACTACTTTTCAAAACAAAAACCGCAAATTTTCACCGTTGCAATAGTTGCAGCCTATTTTTTAATCAATTTAATAATAAACCTTTAAAAAAATGAAAAAAGTCAACACACCACAAGAAACCGCACACCTTTTCGCCACGCAATCGCAAATAGAAGCGTACACCCCAACAAGAAACTTATATTTTTACGACAAAAGTATTTTTTCCTATGTGTCACATTTTTGTATTGCTAAATTTATAGACTCAAAAACTTTGTTGTTTACAGAGCGTACCTATTCAAACACAACCGCCAAACACATAAGCGTTGTTAGTCACGCCACAAGTCATATCGACAAAATTTATTGTTTTAACCCCAATGCAAACCACGAGGAAAATTTTAATTATTGGTTAAGACAATCGGAACAATTAGCGGACAAATTAAAAAGGGCAAATAAACCCGAAATTTATATAAGTCAATTGCAACAAATAGAAAACAAAGCGACAAAGTACGCTAATTATTTCAATATTGCTATTCCCGAAACTTTGCAAAGTGTCTTAAAAGTGACTACAAAAGCGGAAATTTTAGCCTATATGGATAGCAAAGCGGAATTAATAGCAGCCGAAAAGATAGCTAAAGAAAAAGCAGCTAAAAAAGAACATCAAACCAATTTAAAAAAGTGGCGTAAATTTGAAACGGGGCGACTATATCAACGTGACGGTTTCGACTATTTACGAAAAAATAATGAACAATTCGAAACTACTCAAGGCGTAAAAATACCTATTGAAATAGGGAAGCGATTTTATAATAATTTAGCAAATGTAAAAGTTAACTATAAATTTTTAGATTTTACAGTTAATGAAATAACCAAAAAATATATCGGTATTGGATGCCACAAAATAACATTTAAAGAAATTAACAATATAATAAATAAATAAGATGAAATATATAGGAACTTACAAAGTAGTAAAGATTTTTAGAAAATCAAACAGGCGGGAACTAATTAGACGAAATTTGACAATTGACGAAGCAAAAAGACTTGTAAATAGTCACCCCGATAGCAACACAAGTATGGTAGTATTTTTTAAGCAATTTAACGCATTAAGATACTATGAATAACGAACAACCACCGCCATTTTTAGCACTATTTTTAGCCTTTTGCTGCATAGGTGCAATGTATGGAATTATAGCACTTATAGGATTAATTTTAAATGTATAAAAAAATGAATGTAAAAGATATAATAAAAGAAACCCCAACGCCTGAACTTTTGAGAGCGTCAAAGAGTAACAAAGAGTATTTTTATTTTGATATAAGCGTTTTTAATGTAGGCGTGAATATATCAATAAAATGTACAAATAATTATAAAGAGCCAAACTATAATACTTGGAACGGCTACGATTTTATAATAGAAAATAGTTTCGACACTTTGGAATTAATAGAAAATGAATTAAACAATAGACGAACTTTAATAAATTAAACCAAATGGTTATCAATAACAGCAGATTAACAAGTATAAAAGACAAAGGAACTCTAATAAATAACTATTAAAAACGTGTAAACTGTGAGAGGTTGACAAAAAAACACATCGACAACCTTTTCAAATTTCGCACAAACGTAAACTAAAAATATTTTTAGACGCCTCTAAATCGGGGCGTTTTTTTGTGCCTTATTGTAACTGATGCGTGTGCAACCTGATGCGTGTGCAACCTGATGCGTGTGCAACCTGATGCGTGTGCAACCTGATGCGTGTGCAACCTGATGCGTGTGCAACCTACAAAAGTAACCGTATAAACAACCAAGCCACCCCCGAAAATAAACCAAACAAGCTAAAATAAGACCCCCACCCCCCCCTAAAGACAGATTGAAGATGGGCATTTGACCCCCTCTAAAAATTTTTACCACACGACACAACTTTTAATATTAAGTATTTTCTTACAGATAACCCTACAAAAATTTTTTTCCTATTCTATACACTTTTTGAAATAAAGAAAAGTCTTACAAGTTATAAAAATAAAATAAAAGCCGTTTGTTGTCGTTTAATCCACCTTTGAGTTACAAATGCAAATTATTTAGGATTACAGTTCCAGCAAAAAAATCAATATACCTTGTTTTGTAGGAAAAAAGTATGAAAAATGGCACTTTTTGAAAAAACGTAAAAAAAAAACGCACTTTTATACCCCCCCCTAAAAAGTGTATCAAGAAATAGGGGGGGGGTATATTTTCCATTATTTTATAAAATATTATTATTATTAAAAAAAAGTATATATATATATAATAGTATTAATTAATTTTGTAACTTTGTAGCAATTATTATAATTTATAAGAATGGAAAGAGATAAAGTATTTTTGGATATAATCCAACAGATAGAATTGGGTCGTTCATTAAAGAACATATTAGATGACGATACTTACCCAATATCAAGAGCTACTTTCTACAACTGGTTAAACGAAAATCCCGAAAGAATAGAATTATATAAGAAAGCTACTGAAGTAAGAGCTGATGGTATCTTTGATGATATGTTGGAACTTGCTGACGATGGTAGTAAAGATTACTATTACGATGTTAATGGAAACAGACAACAGAGTATGGTAGCTGTGAATAGGTCAAGATTGCAACTTGATACTCGTAAATGGGTATTGGGGAGAATGAACCCTAAGAAATATAGCGAAAAACTTGATATAACTTCAGGAGGAGATAAGTTGAAGATAGTTCCAATTGTAGGAATGCAGATTATTAACCAAGAGGATGAAGTAGTTGAGTAAAAGTCTTAGCATAAATGTAAAAGGAAATCTTAAACAGTTAGAAGCTATAAAAGCGTGGACTGATAAAGATACAATAGATATAGTTTTCGGAGGAAGTAAAGGAAGCGGCAAGAGTTTTATAGGATGTTCTTTGATATGTGCAGATGCACTAATGTACCCAAAAACGCATTATTTTATAGCGAGAAAAACGTTATCAGATTTGCGTAAATTTACAACACCTTCAATTCAAGAGGTTATGTCGATTTGGGGAATAGGTGAGGAATATTATAGCTTTAACGGGCAAGATAATTACTTCAAATTTTACAATGGTTCTAAAATATTTTTGATTGACGCAAAGTATTTACCAAGTGACCCGAATTATATGAGATTTGGTTCGATGCAGATGACTCGTGGATTTATCGAAGAAGCTGGGGAGTTTGATATAGAATGCAAGAATAATTTACAGGCATCTATTGGCAGATGGATGAACAAAGAATACAATTTGACACCAAAACTATTACAGACTTGTAATCCGAGCAAGAATTATTTGTATAAAGATTACTATAAACCGAATATAGAAGGTACGTTGCCAAGTCATATGAAGTTCATTCAAGCATTGCCAACAGATAATAAGACATTGCCAGTTGATTACGTTCCTAACTTGATGAAGATATTAAGTCACAATGAGGTTCAAAGGCTTGTGTATGGGAATTGGGAGTTTGATGATAATCCTTATGCAATGTTTGAGTATTCAGACATACTTGGATTATACACCAATGAGTTTGTGAAGCCTACTCAAGATAGATATATGACTTGTGATATTGCATATACAGGTTCGGATAAGTTTGTTATTGTAGTTTGGGCAGGATTTGTAGCTATAAAGATAATTGCCATTGATAAGATTGACGATACAATGGTGAGTAAGAAGATAAATGAGTTACGCATAGAGAATAGAGTACCGCTTAAAAATGTGATATATGATGCTGATGGATTGCAGACATTTACAAGAGCATCAACAAAGTTAGGTAATTTAGTAGGAGCAACTCCATTTAATAATAATGGTAAGCCAATAAAAATGCACGGTAAGACAGAGAACTTTAAGAATTTAAAGGCACAATGTTACTGGTATTTTGCAGAAGCGGTTAAAGATTCTAAGATATTTATTCAAGAAGATAAATACAGAAAGCAAATAATTGAGGAATTGGAGCAGATAAATAGACTTCCATTTCAAGATGATGGAAAAATAGCGTTAGAGAAAAAGGAAGAAATAAAGAAAAGAATAGGTCGCTCTCCTGATTTTGCCGACTCTTTAATGCTCCGATTTTTCTTTGAGTTGAAAGGTAAACCGAGATTACGAATAATTTGGTAAATAAATAACTATGATATTTAAAAACAACGAAGAAGCCATATCGGCTATTAAGAGTAATCTTAAAATCAATGAAGAATTTGTTGAGATGCGTGAATGTTCTGATGAACTTAAAGCGTTAGTAAATGGAGATGATTTCATAGACGAACTTATAGAGAACATCGAAGGAATTGAAAGTACTGTAAAAGCAGAAGCGAGAAGAAAATACTCACGAAGCATCAAAGATTTATTCGGAAGGATATTTCAGCCTATTGATAATATTTATTATGCTACTGGTGGAATTAAAGACTACGATATTTTAAATCCTACGATTAAAGCAGACTTCTTAAATAAAATTGCGAGTATTAGAGATGGCAAATCTTTAACAGAATGGGTGCAAGACTACGCAATTAAATTAATGAACACAGACCCGAATGGTTTGATGTTCTTGGAATATACTACCGAGCCTGAGATTGACATTTACCCAACCTACAAATCCATAGATAGCATTCGTTATTACGAGTCAAGAGGACAAATGGTAGAGTATGTTATCTTTGAACCAAAGAGATTAGACAACAGACAGTTTTGGAGAGTAGTTGATGATTTGACAGACAGAACATTTGAGCAAGTGGGTAGTGAGTTCAATATTATTGCTGAATTAACATTTACACATCCATTTGGTCAAGTTCCTGCACTTATTTGTTCAAACATACAGATACCAGCAGAGGAGGAGAGATTGTCAGCGATTGACAACATTATCGACATATCAAAAGAATATGCTCGTGACCAATCTTTCCTTACTTTGTATAAAATATATAAAGCCAATCCAATCTTTTGGAAATACGTTCAGTATTGTGGTGATTGCGGAGGAACAGGTAAAGTAGAGGAAGAAACTTGTACTACTTGTGATGGTCACGGTAAAATGATGGGTAAAAGCGATGTAACAGGAGTTGTTGAACTTCCAATCCCTGACGATAGAGATACACCTGTTATCGCACCAAACATTGCAGGATTTATATCTCCTGACTTAGATGTTTGGAAACAGTACAGCGAAGAATTGAATATACTTGAGGAGAAGATGTATAAAACACATTGGGGAACAAGTTACGGTATTCAGAATGTAAGCAATGTAGAGAAAACTGCTACTGAAATAATCTACAACAAACAACCATTAGAAAATCAACTTAACAAATATGCTGACTTCATAGAATATGTAGAGTGGAAATTCTGCGAATGGATATTAAACTTTTATGACTTAGGCAAAAATAGAAATGAAAGTAGAATAACTATTAATTTAGGTCGTAGATATATTGTTGAAGGTTATGACACACTATTGGAAAGATATGAGATGTCAGTTAAGGCTGAAGAAAATAGTGTGGTGTTGGATAAGTTGTTTAGTGAGTATTTATCGGCAAAATATAGAAATAATCCAATTGATTTGCAAATTAATTTGTTAAAAATGCGAATCGAACCATATTTACACTTACCTTTACAAACAGTTTTAAGTATCTTTGGAAACGAAGAAGCACAAAGAAAAGTATTATATCAAAAATGGTGGCAATCAGTCGTTGATTATAGCAAGTCAGAAGAAGTATTGACTACTGAATTTAATAACTGGTTTGAATTAAATAAAAAGGTTGTAGCATCACCAGTTGCACCAATAACTAAATAATAAATTATATGAGCCAAGTTGCAGTTTATGTATTACACAGATTGGGTAGAGAAGGAAATGGATTTAACTCTGCCTACAAATTATCAGTAGAAAGACCTCCACATTTAGTACACATTACTTTTGCAGAAACAACAAATGACAATTGCAAGATTAATGGGTTGTGGTATGAGAAAGATGAGAAACTTACTAAATTACATTTAGAAGGAAAAGATTTCTTAGAAGTTCAAGAGCCAAGCAAAGATGATTTGGTTACAGAATACGAATTGTTATCAGGAGAAAAAGCAAAGCCTATTTGGGGAGTGAATAAACTAACCGAAGAAATTGCTAAACTTAAAAAATAATTTATGGCGTTAGAGAACATCGCAGAAATCGAAACCACATTAGGAATTGAAAGTGGTAGGTTAATTGAAATGATAAATAGTGAAGAAGCATTTTCAGTAGATTTATCAGAAAAAGTATTCTTGAGCAAAACTGCTTATGAGGAGCGAATTGCAAACATCAAGAAAGATTCAGCAACTATGGCTATTGAAATAGCTGTAAAAGAGCAGAGAAACAATCTTGGATTAGATTTTCAAGGCAAGACAATGGAGAATTTGGTAAATGCAATTAAAGCAAAAACTGAATCAGAAAATAAAATTGAGCCTGATGAAAAGTTTAAAGTGCTAAAATCAGAGTTTGATGGATTGGTTTCTAAGTTAAACGAAAAAGATGCAGAATTTAATTCGTTCAAAACGCATATAGAGAAAACAAATCTATTAAGCGAAATTAAGAATGAATTTACAAAGCATATTCCTGACAATGTATTGGTGTCTAAATCTACAATCTTTACTGAAGCAAAAGAAAAAGGATTTTCATTTGAAAAAGAAGATGGTAATGTTGTAGTAAAAGATTCAAATGGAAACATTTTAAAAGATGCAAACTATTCTCCAATAACAGTTAAGGATTGGGTAACTACATTTTCAACACCATATTTGGCTAAAGTTGAAGGCGGAGCTGGAAAAGGAGATGATACTGGAGAAGGCAAAGCTGGAAGTTTTGAAGCATTTATGAAGGAGTCTGAAAGACAAGGATGGGATGCAAGTAAACAGAATGCAGAAATGTCTAAGCGTATTTCCAACGGAACATTGAAAATATGAGAAAACTAATTGAATGGTTCTTTTCTTTATTTATAAATAAGAAATCTATTGAAGAACTTAGAATTGAAGAAGCTAAAAGATTAAGAAAAGAATATACTGAGTACAAAAATAAAGTTTATTTTAATAAATTAAGTAAAAGTGCCACTAAAAAAAGGTTATAGTCGTAAAAGCGTGAGTTCTAATATTAGAACTGAAATGAAACGTGGTAAAAATCAAAAGCAATCAATTGCAATTGCTCTTAGTGTAGCTAAAAAAGCTAAAATGAAAGCTAAGAAGAAATAAATTTGTTATATTAAATAAATATTTCGTATATTTGCATCATCGAATGCAAGCGATATAACAATTTAAACAAAATTCCCAATTATCAGTGCCTTGCATCACTTTTAGTTGGGTTTTTTAATTATGGTAGGAATTTATAAGATTACAAGTCCAAGTGGTAAAATTTACATAGGTCAAAGTGTAAATATATTATCAAGAATTAGTAAGTACAAAAATGCAAAATGCATTACTCAACCAATAATACTTAAATCCATATTAAAATATGGTTGGCAGAATCATTTATTTGAAATTGTTTTAGAATGTGATAAATCTGAATTAAATGAAAAAGAAAGATACTATCAAGAATTATTTAATTGCATTGGCAAGAATGGTCTTAATTGTATGCTAACAAATACTTCTACTAAAACTGGTAAAGCAAGACAAGAAACAATAAACAAATTAAAAGGAAGAAAACTATCTGAGTCTACTCGTCAAAAAATGAGAGATAGAAAAACATCAGATGAAACTAAATTAAAATTAAGTATAGCTAGTACTGGAAGAATTGTATCTAAAGAAACGAGAGATAAAATATCTGAATCTAATAAAGGGAAAAAAAGAACTAAAGAGTATATTGACAAAATGAAGCAGAGAGTTGTTTCTGACGAAACTAAATTAAAACTAAGCAAAGCTAACATCGGAAAAAAAGCATCAGATGAAACTAAATTAAAAATAAGTATATCTCGAAAAGGGAAAAGACCTAGCGATAAATGTATATTAAAATGTAAAGATGCAAATTCAAAAAAAGTAATAAATACTAAAACTAATGAAATATATGATTCTGTTACTCAATTAGCTATAACATTAGGAATGAATAGAACTACATTAAATGCAAAATTAACAGGGCAAACAAAAAACAATACTGATTATATTTATTTATAAAATTTTTTTCGTAACTTTGTAAAATATTGGCGGAATAGCTGGTAAGAATAGAACGGTAAAGTTCAAAACAAAAAAAACAACTTTATTAATATAAAAAACTTACAAGATGCCCGCAAAAACAACCGCAAATTTGGTTAAAGCTCAAGCACGTTTGCTTGGAGCGTTTCAATCTTCTGAATTAAGATTCAGATACCCAGCTACTTATTTAGCACTTAAAGGAATGTCACCTATTATGTTTCCTAACTACGATGAACTTCGTGTAAGAGAAGATAGAACGGTAGAAACTAACTTCATCGCAAGAGCAAAACGTTCTCTTGGAACAGGTGGAAGAACTCACAACCATACTGGTGTGAAACAAGATTCAGCAATATTAACTCCATCTTGGACTCAGTATTCTGATAAATTCAATATGTCATTAAAACAAGCTGACAACTCTTTGTTTAACGCAGATGAGCAGTTGTTTAATGAAATTTCAAATGCAGTATCTAACTTTATGGAAGGATATGAAACCGCTGCTACTTCTTATTTGTTTACAAATAGAACAGCTGTTGTTGCTACTGTTTCAGAAGCTACATTTATTACTGCTGGTACAGTAAATGCTTATGAGATTGCTTCTGCTAATGAAAGTAGAGCTATGCAGATTACTAAAATTGCAATGCAAACTAATAAATATCCTGAAGGATTTACAGTTTTCTGTGATTCAGTTGCTTATGCTAAATTTGAGTATCAAGCTGCTCAAGGTATTTCTAACTCTGCTAACTTGTCATTCCAATTCAATGGAGTAACATTCGTTCACTCAGTTGAGCTTAATGCTCTTGCAGTTGCAGTAAAAGCTGGTCATACAAAAGGATATTGGATTGTTGTTCCTGATGGAACTGTATCTACATTGCCTTGGATTCCTAAACAAAACAGAGTTGGAGTTGATACAGTAGTAGGTAACTACTCTAATATCATCAACCCTATCGATGGTGAATCTTACGCATTGCATACTTATGTAACTGCTGCTGATGATAGTGCAAATAACGGTTATACTCAAGATGTTGTTACGCAATACGAAATATCTCAAGATATGTCATTTGCTAAAGCTCCACTTACAGTATCTACTGAAACTCCTATCATTGCTTTTGCAATTATCTAATAGATGATAAACATCACTAAAATACAAACAGCGTTATCGGGACTTGTAGGGTTTAAACAGCCTTACAATCCTGATTATGCTATTGTAGATTC